TGCCGACGCTGTTCTGCGCCGAACGCAAGCGAGTTCTCTTACTGCCGACGCCATTCTGCTCAGGGGCCAATCTGGCAGCCTATCTGCCGCCGCTGTCCTGAAGCGAACCCAGAGCGGTTCATTCACAGCAGATAGCATTCTGTTCAAGGCCCAGAGTGGATCACTGACATACGATGCCGTCTTCAAGAAGACGATTGCCGGATCATTCGCGGCTGATTCGATTTTGCGAGTCGTCCAGTCTGGGTCGGTTACAGCCGACGCGGTTCTAGCGGCTGGGGCACAGACGGTTGAGGGCTCGTTCACTGCCTACGCGGTGATCCTGAAGACGCAGAGTGGCGGTCTGACCGCTGATGCCGTTCTGCTTCGTACCCAGAGCGGCTCGTTCAACGCCGACGCCATCCTCTCCAAGACGGTCAGCGGCTCAATAACAACAGATGCCATTTTGAGGGCTACGATCAGTAGTTCGCTGGCCGCAGATGCGGTCCTGCGGATTGGGCGGTCTGGCTCCTTCAGCGCAGACGCGGTTCTAACATTTAGTCAGTCGGGCTCGATTGCGGCGGATGCTGTCCTATTCCGCACTCAGATCGGCTCTCTAACTGCCGATGCAATCTTGCTTGCAACGCAGAGTTCGACCTTCGTGGCCGATGCAGTTCTGCGGGTCCAGCAGACATCGACCCTTACGGCTGACGCTGTCCTACGGACTCAGGGCGCCGCATCCTTCACCGCTGACGCGGCCCTCAGTCGGATCGGCAAGCCGATCTGGACGACGCCGATCAACAACGTCCCGATGGACGCTTCGCCGACGCTGGTATTCACCATGCCGCAGGCGGCTGGCTCGATGCACTTCCACATCGAGATCGACAAGGCCGCAACCTTCGATGGTCCTGACTTCCGCTCCTACAAGAGCAATCAGGATCAGACGAGTTGGGAATACTGGGATGGCGGCACTTGGCAGTCGATCCCGGCCGGTGGAGTCAATAACTCGTTCTCGGGTAACGAAGCCCGCCTGACCATTACCAATCCTCTCGATAGCGGCGTCTGGTATCGCCGCGTGCGAGGTGGTGCGTAATGGCGAAAGTCCTCAATAGCATCCTCTTCTGGGAACCGGCGGACCCGGTCAGTGCTGCTGTCAACGACACGTTCGTGTTCAGCGGCGACCCCGGTTTCTCGGGGTCTGGCGGTGTGCAGCGTTACGACATGGTGTGGGAGGTCGATGACGGTGGCGGCTTCGTCACCATCGCCGCATCCGGCACCGGCCTCATCACCGCAAACGCCAACCCGCTCGTCAACACCAACTCGCAGACGAACAACGCCATCACGGTATCGTGCGAGGCGGCGGGCTCGTACACGATCCGCATGTCAGGCGCTCCGACTTCCGGTGGCACTTACACGGTCCTCTCGGCCTCAGACACGGTTTCGGTCTTCGCCACTATTAGCGGCTCGTTGACGGCCGACGCGGTGATGTCAGTTACTCAGACAGCGACCTTTGCTGCTGATGCGGTCCTACTCAAGATCATGTCAGGCTCGTTCACCGCAGACGCGAATATTCTCGCCGTTGCTATCGAGGGTTCGTTCACCGCTGATGCGGTGCTGGCAAGTGGAGTCCAGACCGTCGAAAGTTCATTCACGGCTGATGCTGTTCTGCTTGCGATTCAGGTCGGCTCATTTACTGCCGACTCGGTTCTCCTCAAAACGATAGACGATTCGATCAGTACCGACGCGATCCTATTCAAGACCCGGTCTGGTGCATTGTCTGCGGATGCGGTACTAGCGAGTGGTGGGACAACCATTGAGGACTCATTCACGGCCAATGCCGTGCTCGATCCAATCTGGGGTCCGTGGAGCGATGTCTATACGAACACGGTAGGAGCGGTCTCTGGCTTCACGGCCGACGCTGTGCTGCTCAGAGAACAGACCGGGTCAGTCTCAGCGAACGCGATCATTTTCCGCACACAGACAGGCTCTCTGGTCACCGACGCGGTCCTGCGAGTAATTCAGACTGGGTCGTTTGCGGCCGACTCGATCTTCTTCAAGACGATCACATCTGCATTCACCGCCGATGCCGTACTTCGTGTCGGACGCTCTGGTTCGCTTACGGCAGATGCCGTCTTCAGGGCGACCGAGACTGGATCGCTCAGTAGCGACGCGGTCATCAAGGCAACAGTCAGCGGCTCATTCACGGCGAATGCCGTCATCATGCCGACCTTCACGGCAGATGCCATCCTGCGGCGGACGCAGGAGGGTTCGTTCACCGCCGATGCGTGGGTCGCCGGGACTGGAACGGGCGCGTTCACCTCTGACGCGGTCATCAAGGCTGCGATCTCCGGCTCACTAACTGCCGATTCAATCCTGCTCCGCACGCAGACCAACAGTATTGCCGCCGACGCTATTTTCCTGCGGACTGAATCTGGTTCGATTACAGCCGACGCGGTGCTGCTCCGCGCACAGTCCGCTGCCTTCACCGCTGATGCGGTGCTGTTCGCATCCGTCGGCCAGTCGCTCACATCAGATGCCATCCTGCGAGTCACGCAATCTGGAAGTCTGACTTCCGATGCGGTTCTACGGGTTGGTCAAATCGGCTCCTTCACGGCCAATGCCGCCCTGATTCTCGGTTCACAGACAAACAGCGGTTCATTCAGCGCCGACGCCGTTCTACTCAAAGGACAGTCCGACTCCTTTGCTGCCAACGCATGGATTGCGGGCGTCAACACCTTCGGCATCACTGCCGACGCTGTCATACAAAAGACCCAGAGCGGTTCCCTGACTGCCGATGCCATTCTGCGGATAGGTCAAACCGGATCGTTTGATGCCAATGCAGTTGTATTGCGAACTACATCTGCTACACTCGGAGCGAACGCAGTCCTCCTTGCATCAAGGGCTGCGGGCATTTCCGCAGATGCAATCCAATCAAAGACTGCTACGGCGAGCGTCAACGCCGATGCGGTGCTCAGACAAGGGCGAACGAGCGCCCTCACCGCAGATGCAGTCTTGCTGCGCCCGCAAACAGGAAATGCAACCGCAAATGCGGTCATTCTGCGGGTACAAAGCGGCAGTTTCAGCGCCGATGCAGTCCTTGCGCCGCATGTTTCATCCGGCTCCTTCGATGCCGACGCTGTCATACAACGAGAGCAGACCGGCAGCATCTCTGCCAATGCCATTGTCAGGGCAGCGCAGTCTGGTTCGTTCAGCGCAGACGCTTCATTCATCTCGGCAACCGAAGGCGTTATCACCGCCAACGCCGTACTGGTTCGCGGATCGACCTCTTCGATCACCGCTAATGCGATCCTGCGAGAGACGCAATCGACTGGGTTCACGGCAGATGCGTGGATCGCGCTCCAGCATCTCGGTGAAATCTATGCCACGCTGGAAGCGGCCAATATCTCGGCTGTACTCACTCCCGAGAACATTCGTTCTCAGATCAGCGCCGCGAACATCCATGCCGACATCGCCACAGCCCCAGTGGTCGAGGAGCGTGTGTCGGCAACGATATCTGCCGCCACCATCTGGGCTCGGATTGGATTCACACAGACCATTGGTTCGTTCACCGCCAACGCCATAATCCAGAAGGCGCAAACCGATACGCTTTCTTCCGATGCAGTGTTGGTCTAGGGGGATATGCCTGTGGACGTGATGCTTGATGCGATTGTGAAATACGGCATACCATCCGTTATCGTCGTCCTCTTTGTGGTAAATACCATCGGTCCTCGGAGTCGGTGGGAGCGCGAAGAACGGCGAGCAGATCGTGCCGTTGAAATCAGCGCCGCACAAGTGGATGCCATGAGAGAATTGACGATTGCCGTGCGGGCCTTCATGGAAGCGTATCGTGGCAGATTAGACGGGAGCCAATAATGCGCTGGCCGTGGATCAAAAAGAGCGATATGGAAAAGTCCCACAGCCAAGAGATCGGTGCTTTAGAGGTAGAGAGCGATCGGGTGTTATTCAACGCAAGGGTACTGAGCCGCGAGTTACACGCCTTAGCCCTCACCCAACTTGCTCTGGTTTCTGCTAATCGACGCTATCACAATAGAGGGCATCGCCCAGAACGGCGCCGCATATGAACCCTATTTTAGAGTCGATACTATTCATTGAGATCGGAATTATGATTGTGGCATCAGTGATGGGAGCCCGATCTACCTACCACCTTTTACTTCTCTACCGTATCAGCCAAAGCGAAGACCGCCTAGCCAGAGCCATTAGTCGGTATTTTGCATTGGTGGCACTCACCAGCCTGTGGTTCGTCATTCGCATCATCATCTTTATCATCTACGCTGTACAGGTAGATTGGCTTAGGGCGATAGATGGAGCACTCGTTGTGGTTGTATTGCTGGGTCCCACTTACATTGAATGGGCCATCCAGCGAGCCAGTCGAGACGGTTGAGGTATCAATGAATGACTGACGCTAGTTTTGTGACAGGAGACACCCGGCCCGATCTAACGGCCACGCTGTTCAATACGGTGACCGGCAATCCGCAGGACTTGACCGATTGCACGGTGGCTTTCCAGATGCGGAAGGCCGATGACAAGCGGTACACTGTCAACGCCGCCGCAGACATCGACGCTGACCCAACTACTGGCAAGGTGGTCTATAGTTGGGGAGCGAACGATCTCGCCGTACCGGGAGACTATATCGCGCAGTTCGAGATCACATTTGTCGATCTACGGGTGCAGACCACCAATCCAGTCAATACGGTGACCGTTCGCAGACAGTAAGGGGTCAACTTGCGAATACTTTTCCTCGGCGACTACGGAGCCACAACCGGGTTCGCTACCGTCACTCACGCCATCACTTCACGACTGGTAGCCAAGGGACATGAAGTCAGCGTTCTCGGAGCAAACTATCGCGGCGAGGATGGCGTCCCCGGCGTGCGGGCCTTTGTACCAACATTGTTAGTACCGACCGACACCTACGGCTACAGTCGGATCGTAGAGGTTCTATCCAAGGTCGAGCCGGATGTGGTCATCATCTTGAATGATCCATTCATCATGTTGACCATGCTGATGGAGAACCCGTGGGATAGTGAGAAAGTCTTACTGCGTTATCGACCGCTGATCACCTACCAGCCGCGCGATGGACTGAACGGGCCGAAACTATGGGACATCATTCCGAAGGTGTCTCGGCCAGTCGCTTACTGCAAGTTCGGACAGGATCAGATTCCCGGTTCGGAAGTGATCTACCACGGCACCGACACCGATACCTTCCATCCCGCATCGCCAGAGCACCCAGTCGTCACCAGTCAGGGACACAAGATCACTAATAAGCGGGATGCCAAGCGCGCGTTCGGCTATGACCCCAATGGCTTCCTCGTTCTGCGAGTAGATCGCAACAGTGGCCGCAAGGATTTCGCCAGCACTTGGAAGGCGCTCGTGCCGGTCATGCATAAGCACTCCGACATTCATGTCCACTTCCATTGTCAGGGCAACGACAAGTCTGGCGGCGTTTCGATGCCGGACCTGTTCACCCGTGATCCTGATACCCTCGACCGATTTCACTTGCCAAAGGACTACAACACCTTCCAAGGATGGGCGACCGCAGATTTGGTGGCGCTCTACAACGCCGCAGATGTGTTCGTAACCACCAGTCAGGGCGAGGGTTGGGGACTGACCATCGGAGAGGCTACGGCGTGCGGCGTTCCGGTGGTCGCCCAGAACTTCTCAGCCATTCCCGAGGTTGTGGGACCGGGCGGCATCTTGATCGAGCCGGGATACGAAGTTACGGCTCCGGGCGGGCAGGACATGATGGCGGCAGACGTGCCAGCCTTCAGCGCCGCAATCGAACGGCTCTATAACAATCGCGGCGAGCGCCGCAAACTGAGTGCGGCAGGCGTCAGGCACGCTAAGACCTTCAGTTGGGACACCGCCGCAGACGGATTCGAGGCTATCGCGCTAGAACTGCACGAGCAGTCAACCTAAACCACACTTCACTCATCTACGACAAGAGCGTGCCACTAGGTGCGCTCTTTCTGTATGCGGATAACGGCCAGAAGTGCCGCCGCGCCCACAAGGAGGACCCTTTCGTATGACCGTTCAGACTGTCGATAAGACACAAGCAAAGACGGCTGAGTTCAAGATTTTCAGCGGCGCCCTGACTCCCTTCAGTGGGACGGACGGGAAACTCCGTCTCCGTACCATCGCTTCGTCCAGCGTCGTTGACCTTGGTGGGGACGAGGTAACCCTCAATGCCCTCAACAGCATGGCGGCCTCGGCCAAGGGCATGACCGTCTTCCGCAACCATTCCTACAATGTGCCGCGCGACATCCTCGGCTCCGTCGAAGAGGCCAGTGTCAAGCAGGCTGGCACGGACGGCAACGGTAAGCCGATCTACGAACTGGGCATGGGTATCGTGGTCTTCGACCAGAACCCAGAGAATGTCCAGACCCACTCTGCCATCCAGAGCGGCGTCAAACTGGGAACCTCTATCGGCGCCATGATCCCGCCCGACTCTGCCACCAAGAACACTTCTGGTGGTTACACCTTCAACGACTTGCGGCTTCTGGAAGCCAGCATCGTCGGCATCCCACAGAATCCTCGCTCGTTTGTCGAGTATGCAACTAAGGCATACAAGGCGGCCATTGAGGACGAAGGGGAAGCCGAGGACACCAATGCTGGATTCCACGCCGATGCCGAGCCGGACACAGAGAAGGCCAAGGTTTGGGTTAGTCACAACGGCAAGGGTGAGCACTCGGTGGTGGTGGACACCGACGCCCCAGTGGACGACATGGAAGCCACTCCGGCCAAGTCCAAGAGTAAGTCCAAGAAGGCTGCCGAGCCAGACATTACCAAGGACACCGAGGGGGATGCCGAGGCAGAGGATGTAGCCGACACCAGCGAACCCGAAGATTTTGAAGACAAGCCCGAAGACAAGCCTGACGCCGAGGCCGACGTGAACCTGATATCTACTCCCCTAGAGGTGGATCAGAAAGACATCATCCCTGATATCTCTGCCTCTATTGAATCGGTCGAGTCATCGGACTCGACTTCTCCCGTTACCTCTGATCCGGCCGAGCCGGTGACCGAGGAAGACGCCGCGCAGGAACTTGAGAAGAGTGCCCCTGAGTCCGATGGCGAAGCCTCCGCCGAGGAGGAAGTGTCGCTGAGTGACACGATGACTCGTAGTGCCGAAACGCTCGCAGACATGCTGAAGGCCACCACCCGCGAGATGGTGGAACTCCGCAAGGAACGTGACGCGGCCAGCGAGGCTCTTCGTGCCGCACAAGCAGAACGCGATGATATCCAAGCCAATCTCGACTTCGCAAAGAAGATCGTGCTTGATATCGCCAACGCACCCTTGGGCCGCAAGGCTGTGTTCCACGCCAAGGTCGAAGCGTTCGACCAGAAGTTCGCTGGAATCTACAGCCCCGAAGTCCTCAAGAAGATGGAGTAACACATGGCAATTGACCCCGCTCTTCAGAAAGTCCACGAGGCTCTCGAAGAGTTCACCAAGAGCGGACTGCTCGATAAGGCGGCTGCGGTAACTGCCGACGCCACCCCGGCCAGTCCCGATGTCCAGTCCAGTGCGCCAGTGATGACGCGCTCGGACCAGTACGAGTTGCGTTCTCGTCTCATGCAGAAGTCATGGGGCGAACTGAATGCAATCTTCAACGATCAGGTCAGTCGATCTGATGTTGGTATCCCGCTAGGACAGTTCATCGCCAACGGCGGTGCTCCTCTGGCGGCTGCCTTCAACAGCCCGATTATGACCAAGGCGCTGGACTCGACCGGCGCTGCGGCACTTCAGCGGCAGGACCTTGATCCTGTCCTGTATGCCATGTTCGTCAAGATTTTCCCGGCATGGAATCGCTTTAGGAAGATTCCCGCCAACGGTCTTGTCCACGCATGGAACCAGATCACCGACTACGGTGATGCCCAGTTCATGGCCGAACTCGGTACGGTTACCGACGACCAGAACACCTACGTCCGCCAGACGACCAACATTGGCGTTCTTGCTCGGCGCGTCGGCGTGTCGCTCAAGAGCCAGTTCGCGGTCATTCAGGGCGGGGCTGGGTTCGATCCGGCACAGTTGGAACTCGAAGGCGGACTGCGGGCACTTGCCCACAAGATGCAGAAGACCATCTTCCAAGGTCAGGCTTCTGACTCTGGTGGGACGGCCTCGAACGAGTTGGGTCTGTATGACGCCAATGCGTTCACCGGCCTGCGGTCGATCCTGAATCAGTCCAATGCGGTCAACGCTGATCCGACCAGCGGTACTCCCGATAGCATCACCGACAAGTTCGGCGACGCCGTGACTGGCATCGTCAACTCCGGTGGGTCGCCGAGTGCTGTCTATCTGCGGTCTGATGAGCACAACGCCTTCAACCAGCAGCAGTTGGAATTCGTGCGGTATATGCCGCCAACGATGGAAGTTGCTCCCGGCGTGGTCACCAATGGTGTGAACACCCCGTCTGGCACCTTGCCGCTGATCTCGGTGCCCGGAGACTCGATTGGCTCCTACACCGCGACCACATACTCCAGCAACCTTGTCTCGGATATTTATGTCCTTGACGAGTCGAACATCGCCCTGCCGTACCTCGGCTCTGACTCGTTCACCACGCTGGAGATTCCGATTGGTGTTGGTGGGCAGTTGACCAAACTGTTCATCATCTACGGCATGTTCGGTCTCATGGTCGGAGCGCCTTCGTTCAGCGCGAAGATCAGGGTCAAGCACGCCTAGTAATTGAAGCCCCTCGTTTCTCCCCGAGGGGTAAGTTGGGGAGCGGCGCGACCCCTCGCCGCTCCCCACTACCTACAGGGGCATAACCCGGAGGGGTAAATGCCGAACTACCTAACCACTGAAGCATTCCGGGTCATGGGATTCGGAGTGGACCTCTCTGCCTTCGAGGAAGTGGAGGTTCGCAACATCTTGGCTCGGGCGTCGGCTCGGGTGAATACCTACTGTGCAGTACCCAATCTGCCGCAACCACATGACTTTCGCGGCGGCACAGTGGTCGGCGAGCAGCACTCGTGGGCGATGGGCTCCGATCTGGTCGCAGGACAGCGCCGCTTCTACGCATGGCATCGCCCCATCAAGGCCATCAGCCAGTTCCGCGTGGTCGTTACCAATCAGCAGTATGTCGGGATCGCTGCCAGCGAACTATTCATCAACCATTCAGAGGGTTACGTTGAGGTCGTATCGCTGGCCGTCACCAGCGTCGGCATCTTCGGCTCGGCCCTGATCCCAAACCTCGGGCTGGCGCGTCCGGTCGGACAGATGGACTACACCTACGGTTGGTCCTTCCCGATTGTCGGCGAGGAACTGCTCGATACAGACGGTGAGACCTTCCGCGCCCAGAATCAATGGTGGGATGCCGATGTCACACCGACCGTCTATGTCAACGGCTCAGAAGTAACCACCGGCTTTGCGCTCGATTACAACGAAGGCGTCGTTGTCTTCGATGACATGCCCGCCGCTACTGACACCGTGACGCTGGATTACAACCACACCCTGCCGAATGCCATCGCCAGCGCGACCGGCTCGATTGCAACCCACATGATCGGTGAGTCTCGGTTCGCGGCCAGAGGCATGGTCGGGGTAGGTCGCATCAAGGTGGCCGAGGTGGAGATCAGTCGCAGTGCTCCGGTTCGCGGCAGAGACGACGACGCTATCCCAGATGAGGCCGCTAGCCTTCTTGAGCCCTATCGCTTCCTCAGTGTCTATGGTGGCTCCTAATGTTGTCAGAGGCCGAACTGAGGGGCGTCCGAGAAGTAGCCCTGAGCGGCATGATTACACCAGTCATCATCAATCGCCTGTCTATCAGCGAGGGACCGTACGGCGATGATGTGACTACATTCACCGCCGTCTCTACCGTCAACGGCTGGATGTATAGCGAGCCGCAGGCCGTCATCACTGAGGTCGGCGGAATTCAGGGGCTCGTCAATACCTATCGGCTCTTTCTGCCGGTAGGCACGGATATTCTGTCCGGCGATCAGGTGGTCATCGGCGGCAATACCTTCATCGTGAGCGACACCAACGCCGAGTCTACCTACCTGCCTTTGCTGCGATGTACGCTGCGGAGGTTGGAGTGACCGTTAGTTTCTCGGCAGATCGCATCTTTCGGAGCATCCTGAGTGGTATCGAGGCCGCCGTAAACGAAACGACCGCCGAGATTGCGGCAACGGCGATTGAGAAGGCTCCGGTCCGCAAGGTGTTCAAGGGATCGGTTGGCAAAGCCACTCTCCAAAGCATCGAAGAGGCTGCGGCCGAAGCCCATCTGCGCTCTGGGCTCGGACTAGCGCCGGGGCGAGTTCGTACCCAGCGCACGGCAGCCTCACGCATCCACACATTCGGCCCGCGCCGCATCCTGATTCGACCGGGCCGTCTGCAATTCAACACACCGCTCACCTCGCGCGGACGATACGAACTCAAGTCTGGTAGAGCCAACTTCAAGTCTGGCGGCAAGAACTACCTCGGTGGTCGGTTGCGCGGCGAGATTCGCGCCGAGCCAGCCGAGACTGACGGGCAGACCGTGATCGGCAGGGCTGTCTCGCCGACGCCGTATGCCAAATTTGTCGAACTGGGCACGCATCGCAGTCGTGCCCAGCCATACCTGCGCCCTGCGATTGCCCAGCAACGCGAAGCATTCCGGGCACGATTGGCAAAGGTGATCCGATGACGCGAACCACCGAAGCCCCCATCATTCAATCCCTCGTGCAAACAATCCGAGCCAATAACTCGGCGCTCAATGCCGCGACCACCAGTGGGACACTCCACGGCATTCACGAGGACATCGCTCCCACAGGAACCAAGTATCCACACCTGACCTACCGATTCGTGTATGCGCCGTATGACGACGACTTTAGCAATCGCACGATTCGGGCAGCGGTGGATATCGAGGCTACGTCGGAGAGTCAGGTCGAGGCCAGTAACCTCGACTCGGTCGTATGTACCACGGTCGAGGACAACCTCGCCGCAGTCACCGGCCAGTCCATCCTCTTCTGCCGTCGCATTGCGGGAATAAGACTCTCGGAAGTGACGGAAGAGGGCAAGAAAATCTACCGCGTCGGCGGAACCTACTCGATCTGGACAGACCAGCCGTTGTAGGGAATAGGAGCGAAACATGGCGAACTCAGGTACAAAACTCCACGGTAAGAACGGCAAGATCGTCTTCAACAGCGTAACGGTCGCCGTCAAGAATCAGTGGACCCTCAACCTCAATCGAGACTTCGTGGACGCCACGGTGTTCGGCGATATCAACAAGACCTACCTCGTGGGCCTGAGAGACATCAGCGGAACCTACAATGGCCTGCTCGATAACAGCGGCGATCTGCTGCTGACGGCCTCTGCCGCAGATGCCGGTCTCATCGAACTGTATAGCGACGACTCAACCCTCGTGGCCTCTGGCTCTGGCTTCATGGACGCTTCCATCACGGCCAGCAACACCGATGCCGTCCGCATCTCTGGGAACTTCCGTGGAAGTGGCCCGTGGACGACCATCTAACTCGTCTAAACTAGACCCGATGGTCTACAACCGATCAGCCAGTCTCATATACGATCCGCGCAAACGGGCGCGAGTATCGTTTATGGGGCTGGCTTTTTGGTTTGTCTCGATAGAAAGGGGTAATCCGTGGGAGTCTTTGCAAACTCGATCAGCGGCGTAGAGGGACAGGTCACCGTTCCGTCAGCAGGAGCCTTGATCGGCTACTTTGCTAACTGGACGCTTCGTTCGGAAGATGCCGAAACCTATCTCTTCAGGGGTAACCTGTCATACATCAATGAAGCGGCGTGGAACGAAGAGGAGATGGTCAAGCGCGTGTCGGTCGATATCGGCAAGGGCAAGACCTACATCCTCGCCGATGCCGCAGAAACGACGCTGAACGGGCGTCTACTCGTAATGAAAGGGGTCACACTTTGTCCAGCCGACCAGTAATTGTGCCGCAGGATGAGTCGGAGTTCGGCTCATCCGAGGTCACCTACAAGGGAAAGACCTACCACTTCACCGAGATTTCGGCGAAGGCGTATGACAAGTGCGAGGAGTTGGCGAAGCGGGAGGATGGCACCATCAACGGCGTCTTGCTGACTCGGCTGATGATGACCAAGAGCGCCAGCGATCCAAAGTTGACGCTCGATGACATCGGCGAGATGCCGCTGCTCAAGGTCAATGCGCTTGCCAAGGCCGTCACTGATCTGCACACCGACAAGGCGGAGGCACCAGAGCCGGGAAAAGACTGAGTCTGGGGCGATACCATTTCAACAAGGTCGCCCATTTCTGGAGACTAACTCCAGACCAGTTGAAGAAGGTCCCGTATCGGTCATATGTCCAGATGCGGGACACCTACTTGGATCATTACAACTATGAATCCGAGGCCATCGACAAGGCGAGAAGCGGCGAAGATACGGACGATCCGACTCAACAGGCCATCAACGCTGCGCTCCATGATGACAATGTTGAGACGATAACCGTTCCGATGGGATAAAGGAGGTGATGCGTTATGGCTGAAGACAATATCGGTGGTCTGTCCGCTGAAGTAAGCGGTGACGCATCACGCCTATTCTCCGTCCTGCAACAGTCTGAGTTGCGGATGCGCGAGTTTGTCTCGAAATATGGCAACGTCAACCTCCAGATTCGCGCTCAAATCCAAATACCTTCTGCGACGGCGGTGCTCGATGCACGCCGCAATATTTCGCGTCTGTTCCGCGATCCTGCCGCTGGCGGTCTCACGGTGCCACTTCAAATGGCTATGCCTTCGCAGACCGCCACCAATACATTTGTCAAGGGGCTAACAGGGCAAATCGGGACCATAACGGTCAATGTCAAGGGCAACTGGGTTGGCTGGGAGAAGGCACCTCCCAGTTCGTTCACCATGTCTGGATCGCCCGGTGGTGGAGCCGAGCCCGTTGCGCGGTCCACGATGGCTCCTGTGGCACGCGCCGCAGGCGTTGATCCCAAGGCTGTCGCACAGGCGCAGGCCAATGCAGAAAAGAGGACGATTCAATACACCACGCCCACTGGCGGACTGGCCCGCGTTCATCCACAAGGCGGCGGCGGAGCGGTTGGTGGCGGCGAAGGCTATGCGGTAGGTGGTCAGCCGCTCGGCATTGGTGGATTCCGACCGCCTAGGTATGGATTCACTCCGGGCCGCGACGATCTATACGAGAATATGCGGGCGCAGGATGACTATGTCGCCGCACAACGGGCTGCCGCACAAGGACTGCGTCCCGGTCAGGCTGGCGGATTTGCGCGTGCCGCAGGTGCCCAGCGTGATCCGGCTACTGGCCGCTTCCTTTCGGGCGTCATGCAGCCCGTTGCGCGACCAACGGTGGCGCCCACCGCAAAAGCCGCCGAAATCTATCAGCCGCCAGTCTCCTCCGATGTCTCAGAACAGGAACGTGAACTGCGGGCTCTTACCGGAGAGTTCGGCCCGAATGCTCAGACCGCCGCCGAGAATCGCCTGCCTTCGACTGCTGGATTCGGACGCAGACGACGCCCGCCATCCGAGAAACCATCTCAGCCAACTCGGAAAATTGGTCCCGATGAGCGCGAGTCAATTATCGGCGCCACTCCAGAACTAGAAGAGGGCGTGCAGGCCAGAATCGCCGCCCAGACTCGACTGATCGCGGCCCGTCAAGCAACTACGGTTAGGGCGCCCGGTACATTCCTTGCTGGTCTGATTTCGACCAGACTAGGCGGCTCTGAGGCTCGTGAGACACAGCAACAGGCCGCCGCCGCTCTCACTGAACAGCGTCAACTTCAAGAACGCTTGACGCTTGCCAAGGACAAGGAGTTCCAGATGGAGCGGGCATACGCCGCTTCTACGAACCCTGCCCAGAAGAAGGCGATCAGGGCTGAACTGAATACCCAGCGCGAAGTAGTCGAGCATCTGGGGAATCAGTATCAAGTGGCTACCAAGAACGCCACCGAACTCTCCATCGCGGCCCAGAAGGCGGCTGGCGGTGGACTTCGCAATCTCGCCGCAGGCTTCATTGGTGGTATCGCTGGTGGACTCGCGTTCGGCGTCGGGATGCAGGCCGTTACAGCCATTGTTGGTGGTATGGCAGAGGCGCTGAAGCCAGCCATTGCTCGCGCCACCAACTTTGGTGAAGTTGCAGGACAGGTCTCTGACACCCTCGCGTCGATCACACAACAGAGAGCCGGGCTGGCCGATCAGGCGATTGCTCAAGTCTTCGCCGGGGCAGGATTCAAGGGTGCGGCTGCCGAGCAGGTTCGTCCTCAATTGCTCGCACAAGCGCAGACCTCGGCAGGATTGGCCGCATTCCAGCAGCAGCGCGATCTTCTGCAAGCCAACTTCAACTTCCAGAATGCTCAGGGTACGCCGGGCATCACCAGTTCAATCGGTGGTGGCATATTTGGAATCGGCGCACAGAAGGGTCTAGTCGAACAACTGCGCCAAGACCTTGAAGCAGGATTCACAACCTCGAATATCACTGGCAGGGTGCCTAGTGGTTTCACACCAGAAGCATTGGCCGCGAACAATCAGAAGACCGTTGATCTTCTGAATCAAGAACTCTCCTCGCTGGGCATCACCATCAAAGATCAGACCGAGGCTGGTGTCAGTAAGACTGCTGCCCTGAGACAACAGAGTGAGATAAGTAGGCTTCCATCTCAAGGCACTCTTACTGGTACTCAAGCCAGCGACCTTGCCAATGCTCTGGCGGATCGAGGCTTGGTGCTGACGGCGGCTGGTACGGGCAAGGTGCTGACTGCTGAAGAACTGGTTACTGGCGTAAAAGAAGCATTCAAGAACCTTCCAAAGCCATCCGTTCAGGATTTGCTGACCGAACAACAGCCCATGATTGACGCCCAGAAGGCTTTGTTCCGCGAGCAGGCTCTCACGCAGCGTCGGATGTTCATCCCAGCACAGTTCGCTCTGGCACAAGCCGCCAATCCTCTGACGGCCTTCGGTACAGGCGTAACGCAGCGTACTCCGACTACGGTTGGCGGCCAGCGTATTCCGATCCCCGCCCAATTCGGTGGTGCGTTTGGCGGTGCTGGCTTCGACGCGAGTGCCAAGCAATTCGGTGGAGCCTTTGATGCACTCGCCCCGATGATCTCTGATGTAGATAAGCAACTGGTCAAGATGCAGGCAGACGGCCAATCTGCGCTTGAAGCCTTGGTGCCCAGATCGCAACTGGCCGAGTTCAAGGCACTTGAGAAGCAGATCAGCAGCGTCGGTTCTACGATCAGCGGATTGAAGATCGGCGTCCAGCAGGAACAGACTAACCTTCAGGTCGCGCAGTACAACGAGCAACTGCGTATCGCCCATCGCACCGAGACTGACTTGCTTCAGATCACGGGTCGCATCGGATCGACCAGCGGTGATAACCTCGGCATCCTTGAGAAGCAGAACATTGCGCTGGGCCGCCAATCTCAAGAACTGACTCTGCAATCACAGCAGTTGTCGATCCAGCAGCAGCAACGCCAGTTGAACTTCCAAGTTGCGCTGGCTGGCTTCGTCGCGCCCGGAGCGACTCCGGCAGAGCGAGCGGCTCGCATCGAGGAAGCCAAGATCGAGGCCGAGTTCGCCCAGAAGCAACTCGATATCCAGAAGCAGCAGGCTGGTATCGCTGGTGAGGCGCTTCCGATCCAGTTCAAGATTCAGGACACCGGCTTTAGCCGCCAACTGACTGACGTTCAGGCGCAGATCGGTCTGCTCAATCAGGGCATCAAGGTTGCGGTCGATACGGCCGCTGCCCAGCAAGCCATCGAACACTTGTCTGCGCTCCAAGATCAACTCGTACAGCGGGCTGGCACCTACGTTCAAGAAGGAATGCAGGGCATCAACGCCATGCAGCAGGGTGCCGCCCAGATTATGGCAAAGACCGCAGAAGGATTCTCGTACATCCTCCAGCAGACCGCCAAGGCATGGGGCGTCTTTATGACGCAAGCCTCGGTTGCGATCTCAAGCGTTTACAACACTGGGACTGGGGCTGGCAGTGGTGCAAATGCGGGGACCTCTAGTTCTGGGTTCCGCGAAAGGGCGGCCCAGACTGGGTTCCTCGGCGTGATTGGCAGCCCGACTAAGATGACCATCGGTGAGGCTGGGGCCGAGACAGTTGCCATCCTTCGCAATCCACGAGAGATGGCGATGGGCGGCGGCGCAGGACAGCAGATCATTTTGAACATCTCGGTCAGCGGCAATGTTGTGAGAAGCGATGACGACTTGAAGCAACTGGTGAGCCGCATCACTCGTGAGGTTGAAGTCAGCATCAGTCGCAAGATCAGTCTTCTTGGTGGTCGCGGCGCGGCGGTCTCCTAATGAGCGTCAAAATCCTCATGGTGGATGGGGTTGACCGTACTGACGCCGTGATCTTCGCCGATGCCGAATTCACCTCTGCCGTCAACGGTCGGGCGGGAACCTGTCACTTCCGAGTCAAAGACGCGAACCAGACGCAGTTCTTCACGGTCGGTAAGGAGATCACGCTTGATGTAGACGGCGTCCGCTCATGGGGCGGCTATGCCATGCAGATCAAGCGGGGATACTGGTTCGACTCCTACGACTGCCGTTGCAAAGTGAATCTCACGCCGCGCTACTGGGAAGTAGAGGGAGCGGACTACAACATCCTATTCGAGCGGCGCGTGCTGTATGACAAGGTCACTCCCGAGAATGGCTACCTTACTTCGTTCCCAGCCGGGACCGCCGACAACACGGTCATCGACTACTACATCGCCAACCATCTCGATCTGAGCGACGATGGACTGGGAACTTCACTCGTTACGAGCGTCGGCACTCCCTCGACCGATACCGAGATTCAGGCCAGCGCGGGTTGGACATGGTCTACCTTCATGCGCTGGATCACTTCAGTTACCGGGGCCATCTACTACATTCGGCCCGACAAGGAGGTGGTACATACCGATGTAGAGACGGCTGATGCTCCGTTCGGAATTTCCGACGATCCTACTGGCGGCGAGATTGGGTGCCGCGATCTTGAGATCGACTACGACGGCTCTAATCTGGTCAACGACGCGCTGGTATGGGGTGCGGGCCAAGGCTCTAGCAGTCCGGTGTTTTCTCGCGCCACTGATACGACTTCGATCACCGCGCATGGTCGCTGGCAACTGGGCGCTCCATTCCAAGCCATCTGGAAGCAAGCCACGGCCGACTCGGTATCGAACTCCTATGTCTATGGCTCGCCGCAATCCCTACGCGGTGGTAAGGATGACAAGAGATCAGCGCAGTGCGCTGTCTATACCGCTGGACTGGTATGCGGCCAGAAGGTGCCGCTGCGCTCTGCGGTATTCGGCTTTACCGAGGTTATCCCTATTCGATCCATGAAGATCACCTTCCCCACCAAGGAAGATGTGAGGTGGGATTTGACTTTGAGCCACGAGATCAACCAGCCGTGGACCGGCTTCGATTTCTTCCCATTCCCACCGTTCCCAGCATTCCCGGTGCTCGATCTCAACATCCCCGGCTTCCCATCCTACGATCCATGTACCCAATGTCAATGCAAGGAGACATTCACTCGTACTGAAACCACTGGTTGGGGCATAGCGGAGTGTCCGTCTGGCACTTGGACGAATCCAACAAGCAACTACTTCAGTGTAAACGGTCAAGAGGCCAAGATTTATCGTCCGGCTGTTCCGTCTGGCAGTCAAACGATAGATTTGATACAGGCCACCAACCTTCCGTTCGATATCACATTTACCGCTAGGTGGGAAAAGGATTATGGCGTTCAGCCAAACGAGGTCAGTGGTGCATTTGACTATGGGCGAGCCATTTTCGGACTTGAGACACCAGCGGGCGTGGGCGGTCGGCCATTCGACCGGATCGAGTTTCGTCTGAGATGGCACCCAACGACCGGGCTGGATTACATCACCTTCCCTCTGGTCGGTGATGGCACCGGACCATCAGATGGATACCAGACAGGTGGATCGGTCGTCGCCCTAATGGGACGGGCCACCGCTCGGTTCAAGGTACGATGGCGAGTCGAGACGCTAGCCATTCGGTTCAAAGTATGGGAGGCCACCCTTGATGAACCTGATGCTTGGAGTGAAGAGTTCAGTAGAGATCAGATTGCCACCAGTTATCCCCGGCTAAGAGTCTGGATCACCCTTGCTGCGGACGGTACTAGCATCGGATTCGTAGAAGGGGTCAGGCTCTTTATCGAGGAATACTGCGTCAACGGAGGATTCGGATACTACGGCTCTTGCTGGTCGCTCCCCATCGAAGTCACCGCCAAGATGCGATTCCATCGAGTCGATACCAACGACCCGCTGTCCTGTCAATTCCAAATCAGTGAGGCCGCTACATTTCAAGGTGGCAATACCTTCGGCTCGGTCTATGTCAACATGCAGGGCGGAGATGCTAATAGCGACCTCTACCTTGACCCTCAGGGACGATCTGGCGGGACCTACTTCTCTAGCCCATCGAATACGCTGGCCTTCACTTTCGGGGCAGACGTTTTCTTCTGGGTGAAACTACGGATCGAATCTCTGGCCGTAAAGGCGAAGGCTTGGAAAGATGGAGACACAGAACCGGGGTTCTGGCTCGTTTCATCTACACATGCTAGTGCCGCCATTGACCCAACAGTATTGTCGTATCTGCTCTTCCATACAGACGCCGCAAGCCAGACCACCGGGTCTTACATGGAGTTGTCCGAGGTCACAGTTACAGGGTACGCCGAAACCACCCTGACGGATACCTTCACTAGAACGGAAACCGGCGCTTGGGGCACAACGGAGATGAGTCTCGGGTCTGGTTGGACGAATGGTCCGGGTGGAGGCATCATCGAGGTGGATGGGAGTAAGGCACGGGTCGAGTCCAACGAAACTGGCGGTGCCGGGAACGCCTATGTATATCTACCCTGCGGGCTTGATCCATGTGATGATCCACTGACTGCACCGCCAACAGATGCGCCAGTCGGCTATGCTTGCGCGAATCTAGCGCGTATCCCGACTCCCGATGGTGTCGATCCGTCATTGACCTACTACCAGACTGCCAATGTCTACCAGCCGGGCACCACCAAGGTCTGGGTCAATGGACTGCGGCTCGCTTGGTACGACTATGATGAACTCCCGAGTGAAGGGTTGGTCGTGATGCACACCAATGTTCCGGTGGGCGGCGGCGATGCGTTCGACCCTCCCGCCACGGTCTACGCTTGTTATTCGGGAGGATGAGAGATGCCATCACCATTCCCGAGCACGATTAGCATTACCTACGACGGCTCTGAGGTCAGTACCTCGGTGATCTTCCATACCGTCAACTTCGAGGCGCAGTTGTCGGCGGTGCCGGGCACCTTCGAGTTCGAGGTCAAGGACCCCGATCAGGTGTTCTCGTTCGTGACCGGCAAGGAAGTCACCATGTCCACCGATGGCGAACTGATGTTCGGTGGCTATGTGACGCAGATCACCCGCAAGTTTGCCTTCCCGGTGGTGGACACCGTCACGCCGACCTCGGATCAGGTCAAGCAGCGCATCTGGACGCTGCGCGGCGTGGATTACAACATCCTGTTCGACAAGTTGGTGCTGCGGAATACGGCGGATTACCTCTCGCACCTTCCGACGCAGCCCATCGACTCGTATGACGACACGCTGATCGAATATCTGTTTGCCAACTTTGTGGACATGCCAGCCGGATTCGACACGACCACTTTAGTCGAGCGGGTGGCCCAGCCCATCCCGGCCGTGGATCAGCCGAATACTCCGTACTTTGCCTACAAGCAGCAGGGCACCAAACTCCGCGACCAGATGGACGAGTTTGCCTTGATCTGTGGCGCGATCTACTACTTCAATGCGTCCAAGCAACTGGTCTATCGAGCCGTCGAAAACTCAGAGGCGAAGTGGGGATTCGCCGATGTTCCCAACAATCGGGTGATCGCCGCCAGTCCGTCCTCATTCCAAGGTGGGACCTACGGATTCCGCGAGATTGACATCGTGGAGGACGGGACAGCCATCATTGATGATGCCTTCGTGTGGGGCGGCTCGTTCTTCGCTGGGGCTGCGGGGGGAACGGTCTTCTCTCGTTCTCAGAATGCGACGGCCATCGCCAAGCATGGTCGCTGGCAGGCTCCCTTTACCAAGTTCGGTGAGCCGCTCTACAAGTCACAGGCTGGAGTGGACCTTCTTTCCAACCTGATCGTGTCGGGTTCTCCCAATAGTGTGGACCCCGCCAACGGTCGTGGGCTGGTCTACCCACAGTTCCGCATCTCTCTGGCGTGGTTCAGCGATGATGTTCCAACGGTGAGTGGCAACAAGGACCATCTGCGGCCCGGCGATCTGGTGACCTTCATCCTGTATGTGCTGCACGACGCCGACCACCCGCAAGGGCTCGTGCTACAACTGCCGCTCCGTCAGATCAAGATATCCGTTCCGACCACCTCGGATGGTCTGCCGTACTTCCGTTTCGACGGCATCTTCGGTCTGCAAGCCAACGACCCGTTCACCTTCTGGCGCTATCTGCTCAAGAGGCAGACCAGTCTGTTGGATACCGTGGTCTCGACGGCCAACGATGCCTCGACCTCGACCGCCTATGGCTCGTTCGGCCAGTTCACGCCGACCCCTGCGCCTGACGGCTCCACGACGGTTTTCGATCTGCCGAACGGCATCGGCTACATCAACGGTACGCAGGAAGTCTATCTCAATAGACTGTTCCAGCGGCCCGACTTCGAGTACACCGCCTCTGATCCGGTGGCGGGAGAGATCACCTTTGCCAGTGCTCCGGTGGCGACCGACTCGATTTTCGTTCTCTGTCGAACGACGTAGGCCCAGAGGCACGAAATGGCACATGACCGCACTCTGGATCACTTCGGAGTAGAAGACACCACCACGGCCGTCCTGTCGGCTCCGATTGGCCGCTACCCTCAATACGCCGTTCTTCAGGATGTGCTAGTCGATTTGGATAGCCGCCTCACCTTTATCGAAGCCAATCCTGACAGCGTGGTCCTGTCGTTTACGGCGGACGCCTATATCCTGCGAATCAATACCCTGACCGCCAACGCCTACATCCATCAGGGCCAAGTGGGATCATTCACCGCAGATGCTTCGCTGCACGCTACGGTGGACAGTTCATTTACTGCCAACGCCTATCTTATCGACGCTACTTGCTAGGAGCGCAGCATGGCTGAAACTTTCGTCAACGACTTCGCAACCACGCTGAATGGGGCCATAGACTCAGCCGTTACGGCCTTGTCGGTGAATGACTCGCCGCCATCTGGGCTGACGGCCAACTTCCGCATCCGCATTGACGATGAGTTCATGCTGGTCACGGCCATTGGTGGGACCGGCAACAAGGACTGGACCGTTACCCGCGAGGCAGAGGAGTCGGCCCGATTCCCGGCTGCTTCCCACTCTAATGCGGCGGCAGTAACGCATGTGTTGACGGCAGGGATATTTGATGCGGAGACACGCACTAAGGGATGGACGGCCTCGACCGATACGCAGATCACCACCACTGGTGGTAGTGGAACGACAACGACCCTGCACACACATGTCATCAGTGGGGCTAAGGCAGGCGTCTACTTCATTACGGGTAGATCGTATTGCACCACTGGCCCCGGTCTCGGAGGGGCGCTGTTCATACAGGCACAGGGCGCGACCGATGTTGATCGTATCGGGCAACACAACATCTCTGGGTATAGAAACATGGCCGGTCTTTATACGCACACCGCCGATGGCGACCTGACGATCACAATCAAGTTCACCTCCGAGGGGACTAATGTGCAATTCGGCATCGGGACCGATGGGCGATTTGGTCGCAAGACCAACGTAGTCAGGTTGGGGGCGGCATAAATGCCCATCACGCACGCTTTTACATCTGCCAAATCTGATGGCGCTGATGCTACTCAGGTCAGGGCCTCTGACTGGAATGCGGATCATATTAGTGGCCTATCTGTGACGTTGGTTCGCCGCTCAACAAGCCAGACACAATCCTCGTCGGGGGCCTTTGAGCCAATCAGTTTTGATACAGAAGATGAGGACACTGACGGCTGCTGGGCAATCGGTACGCCGACTAAGATCGTTATCCCGTCTGCACTCAATGGGCGGCGAGCCATCCTATTCGGTGCTGCTGGGTTCGATGCGTCAACCCTTGGTAACTATAGGGGCCTCTCGATCCTGCTTGGTGGGTCGTCAATGACCCCCAACGCACAACAACTAGTTCCCGATCTAGCCACCGGAATCGGCGTCGTTTTGCAAGTTAGGACGCATATCGTCACTCTTGCCACTGCTCAGGAGTACACCCTCTGCCAACGGATCGACGACGCGACGATTGGGGTAATTGCCGGAGCGGCTTTCGGCCTCTATACGGTGGATTGACATGACCACCCGTACACCGTGGGTCGCAAGACCGGGAAGGCGGTATTATGCCCGCCAACCCGTTTGATACTCCTACATTTGATGTAGATGCCTTTGATGCCGGGTCATCGCCAACAATACTTACCGGCAAACTAGGAACCAGTGACAGCCGACTAGGGAATATCGTCCTTGGGCTTGCCGAGAGTAGCGGCTCTGGCTCGTTCACCGCCGATGCCGTTCTGTTCAAGACCCAGTCCGGCTCATTCACCGCCGATGCCTACATTACTCTTCCGATTACGACAGTCAGTGGCTCATTCACCGCCGACTCGGTTCTTCTCGACACGATCTTGTCTTCGTTCTCCGCCAACGCGATTATATTCAAAGCACAGTCTGGCTCATTCACGGCAGACTCATACATCACTCTTCCGACCATCGAAGACTCGTTTACTGCTGACTCGGTTCTTCTCAAAACTACCTCGTCTTCGTTTGCGGCCAATGCCATCTTGCTCAAGACGACTAGCGGCAGCAAGACCGCCGATGCGATCCTCAGAAAGACCACCAGCCGCTCGTTTGGCGCCGACTCCTACATCGTCTACAACCGGATGCGGCATAACCGCTGGACCGAGCACTCCGGCCTCGACCGAGATTCAGACCATATCCTCGCGCAAGCCTTTGGCGTCTATCTCAAAGACGAGAACATGGAAGCGGTCCTCGCCGAACTCGACGCTAGGATTACTGCGCGAGAGCAAGGCTATCGACACAACCTGCAACGCCTATATGCCAACGCGGTCTTTAGGGTCGCGCGATCTGGGTCGTTGTTGGCCGACGCCTACCTACGAATCATCCGCACCGGCTCGTTCACTGCGGATGCCATCATGCAGGGTGCCATTCGTGCCCGTGCATGGATCAGTGACTCGGCCATCTACATCAGCGACTCGATTGCGGGCGCGGTGGACTGGGGTATCTCTACAGCCGTAAAGGGTGCCTTTATCAGCGCCGCCTCGCTTACCCACGAGGTCTCTGACCCTACTGACTCATTTACCACCGATCACACAGGATGGATCAAGTTCACCTTGTCTGCGAGCCATACCGTACTAGTCGATACCCTTGGCTCGCAGGACTACATGGGTCTGAATCTATTTGGGCCGGGATCACCAATCAATGCTAACTACATTGCTTGGGGTGCGAGTGGAACAGACCCGGACAACCCATTCAATTACAGTGAAAGTATCACGGCGACATTGTCTGCTGGGACCTACTATGTAGTGATTTTCCCCTATGACGATGGGTCAGTAGCAACAGCGGAGATCAATATCCAGATCACGGCCTAGTTACCAGCGCGATAACTTGTCTACGGCGCTCCACGCTAGAAACAAGGTGGTCTCGCGGTCGTAGTGTTCGGTTTCTTTGCGGCGAGACTTCTCGTTCATCTTGCGGGCCGTGCGATCTATGGCCGCATCCAAGTCCTCATCGCTGAATGGCCGTCCCTCTTTGGCGCGTTGATCCCAATTGATCTCCGAGATCGGATCGAGGACACACAGTAGGTAGGCAATATCGAATTCACGCGGCGCACGCTTGCGGAGTTTGCGAAAGGCTCGCGTCGTGCGTTGGCGCTGCGGCGTCTTCTGGTAGACGCTGCCGCCCTTCGGATCGTCGGTCGGCTTGTGGCCCTTCTTCGACCACGAGTAGTCGATCCAATGCAGGAATTCGGCGGAGAAGTTCGGCGCCCCGTCCTTGCCGAGCATCGCACCATTATCATCCTTGCCGTGAATGTGGACCGGGATCGACATGCGCCATTCTTGGGCGAGGCTCAGGATATGGTGGGCGGTGTAGCGGCGTTGCCCGACTGATAACTGCACGAGCCGATTATGTCACAAGCGCAGGCTCCCAACTCCCTACCAACTGAATGCCGTCGTCTTCGCAGGAATATGCGCGGACGACGGCTTTGTCGTTTTCAATCGCTTTGTCGAGCAAGTGCCCGGTGCCGGTCAAGTCGCCGGGGTAGTGGTCGAAGTAGCAGATCATGGTGTTGGCATCACGCGCCATCTGGATGTTACGCCCCATGACGGCGGCTCGGCCACCCTCCTCTGGCACGCGCCAGTCGATCTCGAAGCCGAGGGTATCGGCCAACTTGGCCGCAGTCTGCTCAAACTCGCCCGGCATTCCTTCGCGGGGCCGCCGCAACAAGATCATCGTGGCATTGGGCAGCCCGTACAACTGGTCGAGCAAGTGCATGGCGATGCGACTGACATCGAGGGAGTGGTTCGCGGCAAAGGCGGCGATCACTTGAGGTAATTCTCGTGCTGCTCTTCATCAACGATGCGGAGCGCCTCGCGCCTGAATTCCTCGATTGCCAGCCGCACGGAGAGGATTGTGCCGGAATCCCTCCTAGTCGGCTGCTTACCATCGGGGCGCTCAAGGTCGTAATTCAACTCAAGGATACGAGACCGTATGCGCGTGCCAAGATCGTTCATGGCCGCATGATTTTTTGCTGGCAATCAGGGCACAACTCATTGGTGTCAACGATGTAGCCCAGCGTCGTTTCGTTTGCCTCTGTCTTGCGACGCGCGTTGCGTTCCTCTTCACGCTGCTGCTGATAGCGTTTGGCCGCCTCAATCCACTTTAGGGGCGTTGACATGGGTATCTCCTGTGTCTACATGGTCTGTAATCGTGTCGGACTGTTCGGCGGCGAGATTCTCGGCATATAGGGTCGCTGCGGAATCTGCGTTGAAAATACGTAGAGCAGAGTCTTCCACTTCGTCGGTTTGATCGGTCATTCTTTTGGGTGCCGGTACGCAATATCCACGGCCATCCATTCGATGAAGTCCACCGCTGAGAATTGATACTCCTTTCTCTCTTGCGGTGACAGTTCTCCGGTCAGCGTGTCGAAGGTGTGGGCCACATTGCGAAGTTCCTTGAGTTGATAGCGGTCGATGTTGATGAGGTTGTAGTCGTTCGGCGGGTCTTTCAGGGGAAGCCGAACCCGCATACGGCAGGAGTAGCACGTCGGTCGGTTTTCAGTGGCGCCACTCACGGGTTTGAGATGCCCTACCTCATGCGTCATACTCGATCTCGACTTCTACTTTCGGCTCTTTGTGGCCGCTCTCGTTTGCTACGCAGCATGGCAGGAATAAAGCGTCGTCGTACAGCGGTACTGCCTTGCCGCCGCGCCCCTCTTTTGTTCCGAGTCCGAACTTGATACCATCCAGCGTTATCTTCATCATGTTGTCGGCATCTGTCGCGCGCTTTGTGAAGAATGCCAGTCGCACCCTGATTTGTCCAGAGGGCGCGAAGTCGGCTGGCCGCGCCTTCTTGCATAGCAGCGCCACATAAGTCTGGAAGGCCCATGCCTCTTCGGTCTTGGCTAGTTGCTGATGAGAGCCGCCGCCTTTGTGCGGCACCCGCACGATTTTGTAACTTGAGTTGACACTCGGCGGCGCGGCGGGAATGCTAAGGGTGAAGGACGGCACTAGATCGTTTCTGCCGCTCGCAACGCCCGCATGATCTCGGCGGCGAGTTGGTCTGAGTTGGACTCAATGTGTCGATCTTCGATCTCTCCCGATTCTCGATACCAAGCCCTGCCGACAGCATGGACGGCGAGTGCCAGTCGCTCTTGGTCATCTGGCGTGTCCATCAGCAGCGTGTCGGGGATCGAATCGAGATAGGCTTGGTGCCGAGCCCCGTCTGGCCCTAAGATCGCGCCGCAATCCACGCAGATGGTGTGCATGACACCGTTGTAGTCGTCCGGCGCAGCGCAAGCACAGAGCGTGCGGTCGAACCAAGTATCGAGATGCTGGCACCCAGTCACTTCTTCTCTCCCTCGGTCAACAGATCAACGAGGTATAGGGCTGCGGCCAAACTCGCCGCAACGATGGCGAACGGCCAGACTGGAACCACGTTGTTGAGCAGGATAACGGCGATGGTACCGAACCACAAGAGCGCCGCCGCAACAACCCCCACCACTACGCTGGTTATCAGCCTGCCCCAATGACTGTTCATGGGTCAACCTTCTCGATTTGGGAAGTCCACTCGACGCGATGTCGTCCGTCTTCGAGTTCAGTGGTTTCTAATTTGGTGATGCGGCCAATCTCGCCGCTCCACACCACGATCTGCGGGTAAGTCCAGCCGAAGAACGCGACCATCAGTTCGTAGAACCAGCGCCGGAAGAAGATCATCGGCCTGTCGGCATAGATGGCTAGCCGCCGTCCTTCATCGAATGTCAGGAGCATGTCAGATGGATCGTGGATGGTGAATTCGCCGCTCCACACCACGTCCTTTATCGGTTCGATCATGGAGTCCAGCCCGGAGGACGTTCGGTGCTGGTTGGCGGCGCACTTGGCTCATCATCTACCCAGTGAAGATCGGTTGACCCGTCGTGGCCGTGGATCGTAACGCAGTTCTCGATGTTCTTGTAGATCGCCACGCTCGACAGAAATGTAAGCCAGCGGACCACGCACTGGCCGTCACTAAACTGGACACCCTCGACCACGGCACCCGTCCCGCTGGTGCCGCTCACATCGGTCTGCCGGTCGAAGTAAAAACGTCTCATGCGTTCGCCTCCAAGAGATAGGTGCGGATGAGGGGTCTGTTGGCGGTATTCCAGACATGGCCCGCTTTCATGCCCGGCTCGGTGTGGCCCTCACACAAACTGATAACGGTAGCGAGACTGTGCGGCGCCCGTTTGCCGCGTGTTGCTTGCTTGTTCACATGATCCATCGTCCAGCGGCCCCAGCACTTGCCGAACTCATCTGGGTCGATCAGGATGGCGGGGCAGATCGAGAAGTTGTACGGCGCTAGGATTCGCATCCGGTCGCCCAGCCACTCGGTTGCGCCGCCGCGAGTCTTGATCTCTGCCGCGAGCCTCTCCCTGTCGCGTTTGAAGACAGCCTCTACTACTTCGGCGGGCATCCTCGTCATGCTGGGTTCTCATTAGCGGCGACCCACGAACGCAACTCTTCAATCTTTTCTGGTACATTTCCGACCATGCCGCTCTTCGTCCAAATGCGAGTGGCTTTGCGGAAAAGTGCTTGGCGTTCTCGATCTTCATCTGTCATTGAAGTCGTCTTTTGACGACGCTCTGCCTCTTCTGCGACTAAGCGTTGGGATTGCAGACGCTCACGGTCTTTCTCCTCGACCCGTACTCTCTCGGCGCATTGCAATTCAGTCATGCGGCGCAAGTCATAGGGGAGAACCCTGCCATCCTGTCGTGCCTTACGGCAGAGGTCATAGGCGATAGGCAACTCCTCTTGAACCCACCCTGCTGTGTAGCGACGGTCCATGTTGTCCCATGATGCAACATAGTCTCTATCCCCCAACCACTTGCCGCCATCGAACATCATGCGACAGGCGAGCGTGGCAGAGTCGTTCTCGGAAGGAAGCCCATTGGTTTCCCCCACACCCCCTTCCGTGGGGAGAGGAGATTTAGAAGAGTCCAGCCCAGTCCAGCCTATGTGAGTGTCATCTTGCGTACTGGTGTGTATCTCTGTGTAGTCTGGTGTATGGTCTGGTAGTGACCCACTCTTCTTACTACGCTCTCGGTCAAATGGAGACTGGTAGACGGGGGCATACTTCTCGAAAGGCACCGCCTGAAAGCCGGTTTTGGTCAACAATCTGACCCCTTGGAGCATGGTGATTTGTTCAGCGTAGTCCTCGTAGTCATCCCAGTTGACATTGGGAGATCGGGCGCGTCGGGCATCGGCCAACACCAACCAGAAGACACCCACGGCAGCGGCATAGGCGGCTGGTGTGGGAGAGTTACGGGCGAGGCGTAAGAACTTGGGGTCTGCGGCAAACGCCGCATCCGCCAACATGAATCCGGTGAGTCGTTTGCGTTCTGCCACACATGCCCTCCTACTGGCTGTCGCGGGCCGGAGAAACGGTAGGAGGCGTCTCCCCGACCCGCGAATAATTCGGGCGAGTCGAGCGGCAGGACTGGCTACCGCCCGACTCAGCACCACGGCTCGCTAGAGCCAAACGAGTCAAGCGGGTACGGGCCGCGAGAATCGTCGTGGTCATCCTAGCGAGTGCTCATTCTGGGCGCAAGTCTATTTCTGCGGCCCGCCCAACGAAGTGCGGCTTGCTGCTCGTAGGTCGGATCGTGGGTGTCGCGCAACTCCCATGCTACCTTCGCGCGGTCTTCGTCACTGTAACGGGACGGGAGCCGCACACGCAGTTTCTCGGCGGCGGCCACCACCCATACATTGCGATTCCAGATCAGCGCCCAGCGCGGCACGGAGTAGATATCGTGGCTGGCCGCAAGCATCAGGAAGCGCCGCAGTCCCGGCTTCGTCACGCGGCGGTCGGTCCAATGCAGGGTAGAGCCGCGCAGCGTGCCCTTGCGATGGTCGAGTGTGCTCTTGTTGCACATCTCTTGGGCGCACAACTCGAATCCGAGAGCGTAAGCGGCCTCGCTATAGGTCATGGTCGGCCATCCCGATATGCCATGCGGCGCGGCTGGTAGTGGCGCTCTAGGTAGGCTCGGATCACTACCTCATGCTCCTCGCAGGTAAATGCTCGCGGCAAAGGCGGCGGCGTTCTCGTTAGGTCGTCGTCCCACTGCGCTAGATTCGGAAGATCAGGACCGACCATGATCTCGAAGGCTCGCCCGCTATGGTGCGTTCCCATCCAGAGACATTTTCCTGTCATTCCCATGCGCTCACCGCCCCATAGTAGCCGCCGAAGCCTGCCCGTCCATCCTCACCACAGCCATCACACTCGTAAACCCAGATCGGTTCATACCAACCAGCAGGCTCGATAGGCACAGTTCCCTTCTCCCAATCGGCCCGGAGGACAAACTTCCCCGTCCGTCGCTTGCGTTCATTGAAGCACCAGCGTTCCGGTGCATCCTCGGTCGCCCAGATGTAAGGCGCTCCCCCGCAGATTGCACCAATCATCGCTCGTCCTCCGCGTCGAGGATGGCATTGACTTCATCGGGCCACAGGACATTGGTGCAGTTCCACTCGTTGTGGATGACGAGCGCCGCCCGTATCCGCTCCACCGTGGCGCGGCGCTCGTCGGCGAGGGTTGTCTCGGCGTCGTCTATGCACTCCTCGGTGTAATCGTGGTCACATGACCGCTCCAAGCAGCCGTACAACTGCGTGGGGATACCGCGCAGCCGCTCCGCAGCCTCGTTGCTCATCGGTGACTCAGCACCGCAAGGACCGCCGCCCGCTTCGTGGCATCCAAGGTTCCCGGTCCGCCGCTGTCCTTCATCCTGCCCTTCGAGGTCCAATACCACTGGGTACGGTCCAGACTAGAGAACACTTGTAGATGGGAGCCGTTGAGCAGCGCCTTGAACCCGCCGCGATGCGCTGACCATGAGACATAGGGAACGGGCACTTCGATTGCGATACTGTCCTTTCCCGATAGTCGATACTCGTCTACATCAGAGGTCTTGCTCGGGCGCTTGTCGATCTGATAGCCCTTCTTGCGGAGTTCGTAGATGCGGGCACCGGCTCGCAATCCTCCAACCCGTTCGTTCATCAACTCTAAGCCGGGAACCCATTGTCCCTCGCGCTTGGAGAGGTAGGAGAGTACGCCTTCGCGCCGCGTCATGCCTGTATGGTTCATTGTTCGCTGCTGTCGTAGTCGATGCCGTCTACCATTGGTTGGAATCCTCGTCTGGGTCGTGGTGAGCGGTATGGTTCGTCGGCGAAGAAACGCACCGCTTCGTACCAGTTGATCTTGTGAGGGCAGCCAGTCGTGATCGAACCAAGGGAGCATTCGCCCGTGCGCTGCGCTGTGCTATCAAAGGCATGATAGACCCGCCATAGCCGCCACTTTCGTTCGATCATGCTTCTACCTTCTTGAGTCTTCTGGCTCGCTTGTTGTGATGCAACTTTTCGTGAACCTGTAAGCATACCGGACAGTCAAGCGGCGCTGTGATGCCGCACTTCGGGCACCTATTCCATCCCGGTTGATGCTGGTGTGTCATCGGCCACGCCTTCCTGCGTTCCAGTCTTCTTTATTGCGGAGGTAGTACGAGTGCATTCCGACCTGACGGCAAGTTCTACATCCGCGCCAGCCATTGGACTTGTTGTAGGTGTTCTCGGGAGTGAACGGATGGCCGCGCATACATTCAGTCTGCGGCCCTTTGATGAACGGAGTCACCCTGACGGTGATATGTAACTGGTCTGACTTGCGTTGCTTGCCGCGCAGACGGTTACCGGCCTTGGAGTAGTGGGTGCGCCAGTATTCACGGCGATATCGGCGCCCCTCTCCATCCAAGCGGTAGAAGGTCGTCTTGTCTGGCGGGATCACCACCTCGGCGGTCGTGAACTTCTCGCCGCATCCATCGCAACGCTTGAGTCGTAGATAGTAGTCTTCCGGTTCAGACCAGCCATTGTTCATTCGCCTCGATTTGGTATTGCCGCAGTGTGGGCACGCCGGTCCAGTCCCTTTGATGAACTCGCGGCTCACGGGCGCACCGTGCTCTTGATGGCCTTGTCGAACTTCTCCATGACCATATCGAGGTCGGTTCCGTTGAATACGGCCCATCCCTCTGGCGCAAAGATGGCCTGATTGAACTCGCGTCGTCTTCGATCCTGCGTATGGCTATCAGTCGTCAGCAGGCGGACAAATTCCCGGCGCAACTCGTTCGTGTTCACCAATGTCATGCCGACTCCATCTCCGAGAACCGCTGGATCAACTTGCTGATCTGCGCGTTGCTCATGGCATCCAATAGGACCAAGAGTGCGTCTGATGCGGCCCTCTTGTCTTCGGGCAGCGTGAGATTCGCCGCGAACAGGCTGTTGTACTCGTCAATCACGCCATGCGGCCCGAGTTTGAGTGACTTGCTGAATATCTTGACTTGTCTGATCTGCGATTCATTAGCGCGATCCGTGACTCCGCCGCGCTCCACCTTTCCGACCGTAGACGGCGTGATTTCGACCACATCGGGCTGCTCTTGGCCGATTTCCTGCTCAATCCATGAGGTTCCTTGACCCTGTGCGTCGGCCGGAATGGGCGGTAGGCCATCTACCTCTTCGCCGCCAGTCACTCCGAGGACAGCATCCATCGTGGCCTGTGCTTCGTGGGAGGGATGAAGGGCGACGGGCGCATCCCGCGTGACATTGACCTTCACGGGCCGTGGCTTTTCGATTGGCGGATCGTGGTCGTATTTCACCCATCCGAGTGCCGGGTCAATCGTCCAGCGGTTGTTCTTCCAGACCGGCAGAGCCTTGGGCTTGCCAACCTTGCCGTTGCTTTTGACCTCACACTGGACACCGATACTTGGAAGGTCATACAGTTCGCGGCCAATCCCGAAGTGAACCGCCGTCCGCTTGAGCGCGTCTGAGAAAGCGCCCTTGAGTGACTCGATGTCAGAGACGGTGCCAACATCCTCGCGGCTCACTCCGCCGACCGTCAGCGTGCAGCGCACGCCCGCTTCGCCGCGCAACTCGATTGGCTCGATGTGGCTCGACCACTTGGGATCGAGTAGGTCCAACTTCTCCATGCACAAGCGCGCGTTGATGTAGCCCAAGAGCATCCCCATCTTGCCGTCGCGTCCGTCGTAGGTGGACCCGACACGCCAGTCGATTTCGTCCGGCTTGATCGACAGGTCTACGGCCTCTTCGCCGCCATCCACGGCGGTAGTCTCTTCGGTCACGAGTTTACGAACCTCAATATGGTTGCCATGTCCTCACCGTAGGTGCGGGACGAGAAGGTCTTGCAGTCACAGACGAGACACTTGTTGTTCACGCCGTGCTCCGATCCGCGATGCTGGCAGTTATCGGTGCCGCACCAATGAACCGTAGGCTCTACGAACTCCAAAAATCGAGAGACCTTCTCGTACTCAAGACGCTTCCATTTCGTCGCCAACTTCTCCTCGTCGCTGCTCATCCCTCTTCTCCAATCGTCCGTACATCGAGCGTATGCCAACTCCACTCATGGGCATTGACCCAATAGGCTTGGCCGCGTACCAGATAGACTTCATCTGGCAGCATGATCTGTGCCAAGAGTGTCATATCCTCGTGGCGTTGCTTATCGGTTAGCGGCGCTTCGCATGTCCAGTAGCCGAGTCCTGCATCTGCTTTTCTCATGCCTCAATCCCCAATGTTCGAGCGCGGCCCTGTGCCACGCGATCCTGAAATGACTTCATCACGCGGGCCTTGTCAGTACCGGAGACACGCACTAGCCAATCCTTGCCGCTATACGGCGCCTGCAAGAGCCTTGCTTCCATGATCGGCTTCGGAATACCCGTGTAGTCGCCGTACTCCAGTTGCACACTGCGGTCCATCTTTGGATCGCCGCGATCACGGTGCTCACTTGTCACTGTGCCGTCCGGCCAGATACGAGCGTTGATTGAATAGACCGTTTTCTTGCCAACGGGTCGGTCGAACAGCAGGAACTCTTCTACATCCGCCGTCGAGTAATCTTTGGTCAACGACTTAGCGTGCTCATTGGCTAGAGCCTTTGTCGTGAACAAGGCTTGGACTCGATAGTCGCTGTAGTCGCCCTCGGTCACGGCGTAGATGATCTTCGGCTTCTCTGTCATTCCTTGACCAACTTCATCTCAGTCTTACGGCCGCAGTTATCACAGGTCATCGTGATCTTCGGACTAAGCGGCGCACCTTCGTCCGGCTCCCAATTCCAACAGTTGATAAACTCGCAGGACAGACAAGTCCATGCGATGTGCTGCGTGCCCTGCGGTGTTCTAGCCATTTCTCCTCCGTACTAGACGACTATACGATATGCGGGGTCAGGGCGCAAGCCCTTATTTTGTAGGTGGCGTGCGGCCCTTCCACAGTGGGCAGATCGAGGTATAAGGGCACCAAGAGCACGAGTGAGATTGCGGCCCGTTCATCGGGAACCTGCCCGCCATGATGCCGTCGTGAACCACCTTCACCGTATCGGCGAATGCCTTGATGCTCTGGTCGCTGACTGATCCGCCCCACTCCAGCGGCACATACTTAGGCGTCTTGTTGCGGACCAGTACATCCAAGCGTACATCTGTCTCCTGTCTGCCAGTCTGTTGCCGAAACCCCACCGCCCCCAGCGTCATCTGTAGTAGGTGCTTGGCGAAGTCCGGCTTGCGTAGCGTGGTCTTGAGATCGAGGACGCGATCTTCCTCGTCTACCGTGTCCAGAAAGGTACTGACCTCGATATCGCCGACGCGATATTGGACCTGATGCTCGACCAGCACCGGCTGAATGACCGGCGACACCTCCTTGTGGTGGAGTTTGGTGAGCAGCGCGCCGCTATCCTTGCCCGCCCCTAGTGATTCTTCGGGTGTCTCAATCTCCTGTGCTTCGGTATCGAACGAGGTACTGAACGCATCGAGCATGTCGTTCTGCGGCACATCCTCGCGGGTTGTGATCTTCTGTGCGAGGTTGACTTCCGCCGCAGCGTGAACTGCTACCCCAATCGTGGAGCGCACCGAAGGCGCCCAGCGCACACCTTGGATTCTGTGCAGATAAAACTGGTACCCACATCTCAGGTACTCAGACAGCGAACTAGACGAGAGAACGACCGGGTCAGACATGGAAGCATGTCCGGCATTCGCGGCCAATCGCAGAGGCGTGGTCGTAACGCAGATGCGAAGCGAAGTGCAGTGTTCGCGTGACACCGCCGTAGGCAAATGGATTGAGGGTCAGGAGTAGGCCGCACTTAGAGAACTGCTTGGCCTTACCGCTCGCGCCATCGGCGTAGACATCTTCTAGCGACTCATACTTGCCGAGCAAATGGAAGACGGGATGGACTGTGCGCTCCTCTCCAAACAACCAAACGTAGGCATTCTTGCGGGTCATAGCGCCCTCTCGATCCAAGCCAATCGCCGCGATCCCATGTTGTGGCGACAATGACTGGACCGGAACCCGACTGGATTCGCCGCAATCATGGCCTTCAAGCGTGTGAGTGCGGCGCGATGGCTACCGTTCTGCGGGTCTACTCTCATGGCCGCATCCGTCAAAAGCCGCAATTCGACTGCCAAGCGTGTCTGCGGCAGCGTGTCACCTGTCTTTTTCATGGCTGCTCCTTTAGGGCTGCGAGGATGGCGTCGGCCAGA